AATATACACTAGATAAATGCGACCAGTGTCTGTTCGCTCCTTGAGTATACCTGATTTGAACACTTCTTCAGCAGACATAGTTTTTTTCCGGAGATCAGTTCGTGCTTCATAGCGCACATAAAGATCTTCAAAAAGTTTAGTGTTCCGGTAAAATGCTTCGTAGAGATCGGGTACCTCATTGGGGTCAAAGAAAGTGATATTCTCTTTGTTCTTGAAACGACGCCAAAAGAAAGCAGACAGAACCACCCCGTAGTCCATATGTCGTACTCGCGTTTCTTCGGTTCCTTGATTGTTTTTGAGCACAATGAGGTCATCGAACTGATGATGCCATATGGGATAAAAAACAGTTGCACTTGCATTACGAATACCACCTTGTGAACATGAACGTAGATCACCAAACCACTTTTTCAGGAACGGAATCATGCCGGTGTGCATGATCTCGCCACCACGAATGGGCGAGCCTAAAGGTCGTAAACGTCCAATCTCTAAACCAATACCAGCACGTTTGCTGGCATACTTGGCCATCATTTCTCCTGATGCGAAAATACTATCCAAGTCATCATCACTGCGAATAAGCACACAACTAGAGAACTGCTTTGTAGGAGTACCAAGACCGGCAAGCACAGGAGTAGCAAGAGTAAACAGGCCATCGCTAGCGGCATTATAGTACTCTTTGATGTATCGCATACGGGCTGTGTTGGGTTCTTCGCCATGGAACACTGTGGCTGCGGCAACCATGTATCTGACTTGTGGTGTTTCATAAATTTCCTTTGTGGATCTATTACGCACAAGATACTTTTCAATTAGTTGTTCTACTGCGGCATATGAATACTGTTCATCCTTGGCATGATCAATCATGTCGTTCATGCGATTCCAGTCTTCCTCACTGTACCACTCTAGTAGTTCAGGAGTGTATAAGCCAGTGGCCACATTCTTTTTCACAATCTCCAACAAGTGTGGAGGATCATAGGAGCCGTATACGTCTTTGCGTAGCATGCTCAAACGTTGTTTACCTGCCACGTATTGATAATTGGTATGACCCACGTCGGGGTTAGATTCTACGTCGATCAAGTCCACTATTGCTCTCAGCGTGATACCGTCAATTTCGGTTGTGGTGATTCCGTCATAAAAATGCAGTTGTGCCTTGATTTCAATCATGCTTTGACTTACATCTGCTATGCCTGCGCATACCTTGGCTATTTGCGCTTGCCATTTTTCCAACGCCAGCGGTTCGCGAGTTCCGTCACGTTTTTGTACTGTAATTTGCTTCATTGTTACCTAATTTGTTGTTTTATTTGCTGTTGCGTAATACTGTGTCGGGAGTTGAATCCCGTTGGATTGATATTTAACACTTGTTCTGGATCCCAATTCAGTATATATTTCTTCTCCAGGACCTGGACTAAATTGTCGCCATCAAACTCGGCCAACACTGAATCCTGCAGATCTGCACGATCCAGCATGGTTATAGTATACATGATTCCCAGTCCTCGAGCAAGAGGACAATAGATATTGTCGCTCAATAATTGCCAGGGATCAGGCCAAGTTGCTCGATCATCCCAGTGCAAATGATATGCTCGCCATGGGGTTCGAAACCACCAGGCATTGATCTGGCGCAGGGCAGATTCAACATCACTAGTGGCGGCTTGAGTGCGCAGTTGTGACCAACTGTCAAGCCTTTCGGCAAAAGTCTGTGGCCACATTAGGCTAGTTTTGTTACAGAGTAATAAATGGTTCCAACGGTGGCAGTACTGGTGGTTGTGTATTTCCAACTCACCACGCTGGCTGTTTCACTCACATTGAATGTGACTCCGGGACCTGCACCATTGTCTAAACTGGTGTCTTGTCCGGCTAGTCCTGTACCCGAAGCGTCTGTTCCAGCCACAATAGTGTAATATCCAGTTTGTATGTTGACGCCACGTATGATTGTGTAGTCAATTTTTACTGCTCGTATGGCGGTGGCATCAAATTCAAGTAGAGTATAGTTACTGACACCGTCAGCCAGGGTGTCAGTAATGCCAGACATGCGCTGATACGTGCCCAGAGCCAATTGATTGGCATAGTTGTAAGGAGTAGCACCTGCGCTGTTGTTTTGATAAAATGTGATGTCGCTGACATTCATGCCCAAAGCAACAGTATTGTTTTGCCCACTGTATGTGGTGCTGAAACTGATTCTTGGATAAGTTGCAGAGAACTGTGTGGTACGTTCAAACATGTCACCCACACTGACATTATTGATCGCATCAATATTGATCACTGCTGTGGCCGGTGAGTTTGCACCATTGAAGTGATTGCCCACGTCATAGAACACGTTGTAGGCCGAACAATTCAGTCCAACGTTTACAATCACTATGCCTTCTGCATAGATATTGTCAAAGTTATTTTGTACTATGCGAAATCCAGTTGGACCCACAGCCGGCGCTGTTGTGTCACCTAGATAAACGCCTTGATACAATGTATCAAATGCGCAGTTGCTGAAAGTGACACCTTCAATCTGTTCAGCAGTGTTTGTGCCCCATATCATGCCAGAAAAACTGCTGTGATTCCATTCTATATTGCTACACACATAACCTGGAGTGGTATTCCAACGCACACAGGCTGTGTCGTTCACGGCTGTGGTCAATGAGGCTGTGGTTTCAGGACCTGCTATATTAATACTTTCAAACGAACAGTCTTGAGCCGCTTCTATGTAGCAACCATTGTGTATCATGTTGGTAGTAAATTTCATACCAGTCATTTCAAACTTGCCTGGCGGTACAGCACCATTGGTACCAATGTTGTCGCCAGTTTGTTGCAATGAGTCAGCAGTTCTAAAAATATAACCAGGCAAAGTAGTAGGTGTCCAGTATGCTGTGTTACCGATGGCAATTCCAATTGGCACAGCGGCCGCACTTCTGTAGTAACTGCCACTGTTGACCACCAGTACTCCACTGGCATATTGTTGAGTGTTATCCCAGGTTTGTACATAAAAACTTATGATGGTACTTTCAGGTCCGTCTCCGTATAATTTGCAGTAGGGAGGTATGTTTACGGTATTACTGATTATGTAGGTACCAGCGGGAAAATACAAACTGCGGCGTGTTTGTGGTCCAGAGCCATTTTGGCAATACAATTGATAAAGTGCGTTGTTAATTATAGCAGTGACATCTGTGACTCCATCGCCTGTGGCTCCAAAATCTGTAATTATTGCATTGCTGTCAAGTCTCGCTTGCAATGACTGACTTACACCGCCAGTTTGCACAGTATAGCCGCCGGCTTCGCCTTTGTAAGTGTATGACGTAGCGGCCCCGAGTACGTCACTGAATTCTGTGAGAATTTCAGTGTTGCCAACTACCGGAGCACCATCAGCCAGTGTACCGTTGCCAATAAACAGTTGTCGAGTGTCTGTGCACCAGCCCAGTTCTGCTCCTGCCAAAGGTTGCGGTAAATCGATAGCCAAACCTTTGCGTTGTGTGATTCGTGATATTTGTACAATTGCCACAGTAATAGTCCTTGCGATATTACATATTTAGCATGTAGTACTGTTCAACCTTTTTCCACCATAGGGTGCGATATCGTTCAAACTCTGCGCCTTCCAGCACAAATTCCTGGTATTGTGGCCGGCCAACGATGTTGTGTTGCTCATCTAAATCTGGTTTGACGCACATCAAAACTACGCCTTTTTTGATCCGTGTGCCGTGTAACTCATTGTGTGCTTCTGCGTAGGCACATAATTGCATGAAATAGTCGTCGATCCACTCACGCTTTTTAGGCTTGTTGGTTTGTTTGTAATCCAGGATTGACTCTTCGTTTAGATGTATACCTGCACCATCTGTGGTGCCTGCATAAACACTGGGGAAGTATAGTGGAACTTCAATGCCCCAAAATTCATTGACGTTGACCAATCCTTTATTGATAACTTCTTCGGCCATGACATGACTGGGCCATGAGAACGGGTTCGACCCGCGCTGTGGAATAACACCTTCCTTGATGTACTTTTCCAGGTACGTGTGCATGCGTGTGCCACGATTGGCGGCTTCTGTTGTGATTTGTTGTGCCCGCTCTGCGCCCACACGCCGACGCCACTGATTCAATGCTTCAACTTTTTCTGGAGGCTTGGTTCGATCAAGTATTGTGGTTACGCTGGGTAATCGATTACCGTCAGGCGTGGCATAATAACGGCGGCCTTCTACTGTGACCCTAGGGCAGGGTTGATAATCAAATCGTGGATTGTACAAATTAAACTCTAAAACTTTCTCCGCAACCGCATCGGTCACGTTCATTGGGGTTGCTAAATTCAAAACCTTCGTTTAATCCCTGGCGCACATAATCCACAGTCATGCCACGAAGGTAAACATCGTCTTTGGCGCCAACCAAGGCCACAAAACCATCTTGAGCATAATTAGTGACGCCAACTTCGGGTGTGTATTCCTTGACATATTCTAACACATAAGCCAAGCCTGAGCAACCTGTGGTTTTTACGCCCAGCCGAATACCAGCATAACCTTTGGCTGTGACTAAACGTTGTATTTTGTTTCGTGCCGCATCAGTGAACAGGATCATGCTTTTTGCGATAATCTGCTACCGCGGCTTTGATGGCGTCTTCGGCAAGTATGGAGCAGTGGATTTTGACTGGTGGGAGAGCAAGTTCTTCAGCAATCTCGCTATTGCGTATGGATCCTGCTTCCTCAAGTGTTCGACCTTTGACCCACTCTGTAACGAGGCTACTGCTGGCAATGGCCGACCCACAACCGTAGGTTTTGAATTTGGCATCTGTGATAATTCCATTCTCTACTTTAATTTGTAATTTCATCACGTCCCCGCAAGCAGGTGCGCCAACCATACCAGTACCAACGGTATCATCAGTAGTGCTAAAACTGCCCACATTTCGGGGATTTTCATAATGATCAATTACTTTGTCTGAGTAGGCCATGTTATATTCTTATCAAAACTTCTTGGTACGCACCGTTTACCAACATCAATTGTCGGCGATATGCAATGCCATCAAGATACACAATGTCAGTGGGTTGTTGAACCACCACTGGGGGTTGTTGTACTATTACCGGAGGTTGCTGAACTACTACCGGTGGACGAGTTGCGGCATAGACCACAGCACCTCCAATCACAGCCGGTGCTACCCAGCCCCAGCCGCCATAACCGCCTCCACGGTAACCACCGTGATGGTGATGTTGTGCCATGGCGCTGGCACTTAGAGTAATTAAAAGCAAAGCAATGAGTTTTTTCATAGTACTCTCCTTGTAGGTAGTATACTATATTTAACGTTTTATGTCAACCTTTGGTTGACTAATTTGGTTAGACGCCGCGGTCTTTTTTGGCTGCCGATTTGGCTGCCGCGGCCACAATGTCTTGTGCCCGATTTACTGGCATGCTAACATTTGGTTGTCCAGCACCTTTGAAGATCAGTACACCTGTGTTTGGATCCATAGGTTCCAACAGGTTGCTCAGTGGTTCTTGGCTGACAACATCTGCCAGATTTTGGGGAGTGATGTTGATATCCAAATCATTTGCCAATTTGATAAATGCATCCTGGCTAATTTCTTTTCGAGCGTTAGTGTCGTTGGCACGACCATTGAGAAACTGTACCAAACCTGATAAACTATTAGGATCAGGAGTTGGTGCCATACCAGCATCAACTTCAAATATTTTCATTATCTCTTGGCTCTGCCCAGTGTGCCAGCAGTTGGTTCGGCTCCGGCTTCGGCAGCGGCAGCATCAAGTTCTGCATCAGCACCCATGTCTGCGCCCATTTCAGCACCCATGTCGCCTGCGGCAGTCATGTCAGCACCTGCGGCAGCCAGGTCACCTGCACCAGCGGCAATGTCAGCACCCATAGCGCCAGCGGCTGCGGCACCTGCTGGAGCCTGACCAGTTACCACACCCAATGCGGCGTCAAGTTGTTGCTTGGCGCCTTGAATGTTTTGTAAGAGGCCTGTGAGAGCGGCAGTGGCGTCTGCATTAAATTGTGCGGCTTGATCCACGCCCACTTGATTCTTGATTGAATCAACCAAGGCTGGCAATTCTTTGAACTGCAATTCTGACACGTCTTCCAACATGCCTTGCATTTTATCAACCATGTCTTGTGCGGCCAATACTACTTGGGCTTGTTGCACTTCGCTTTCGTTGAGTCTACGCATTGCACGACGCAGTCGGCTTTCGGCCTGCATCATGGCAGCTCCAGCCACTAATTTTTGTTCATCTGGCGTGAGTTGTTGTCCGGCAGCAGATTTTTTCAATGCGGCAGCCAATTTGGGATCTTTGGGGGCGGCTCCACCGGGTGCGGCACCAGGAGCTCCAACAGGAGCGGCACTGCCTACACCACCGGTACTACCAGTAGGGGCTACCACAGTTTCTTTGAGTCTTGCACTCAGCGCCTGTTCCATCATGACCAGTTGCAGATATCGAGGATTCTTTTCACTGTGGTGGCGGGCTGATGTAGCACGGTGTTCTTTTAACACACCTTGTACTTTGCTCAACATCATACGAGTTTGATTCGGTGTTAATTGATCAAAACTAATACGATTACCAAAGTAACTTTCGAATACTTTGGCGATTTGTTTACTTGGCTTGGGAGCCGATAGTTCTTGCAGTTTCATTATTGAATCCTCTAATCTGTAGATATTTAGCCCGATTTACACATTTTTCTAATTCTGCGTCAACAGAGTTATATAAGTCTATTTTAGGTTGAATTTTCATGTTTACAATTTCATAAAAACTCTCATGGCGTCCACGTTCGCCCAGTGTCCTACGACAGTATATATCAGCGGCCAATGTTTGCTTTTTGCGATCCAGTACTAGTATTCTGTTACTGAGATTATATTGTTGTTGATTATCAGCGGTACACCATGACATGGCTGTCTTTTTACTGCTAAAACAGTGTATTTCTCTGTCCCAGGTGCTGACCCGAAATCTTGTGCCCGTTGGTTCAATGTAGTAACGTCCAAACACCACAATACAACCATTGCCGTCGTCTAGTATGATAGAATCAATATTGCGCTTTACTTCGCGCTCGGCCCACTGTTCTAATTTTTGATCTCGGGTCATTTTAATATGTAGTGAGTGACCATGTATCCCAGGGCGGCGGTCAAGAATCCAATAATTCCTATACCCCATCCAATCAATTGCGAGTTGCGACTGTCGCTCATTCGTACCACAGCGTCATGTACAGTATGAATAGACGTTTTTAACTCTGCGGTGTCTTGCTTGACGTCGTCAATACGTTGCTCTAGTGCAGTATAACGTTGAGCGCACAATTCAACGTGTGCTTCAAGACTTTTCTTTTCGATGTCAGTGGGGTCAGCCATGATTACTCCAATGCATTATTTACCGCAGTGAACCAAATGTTTTGATCTTGACCATCAGTGGTTATTGTGGGAGCCAGGCTGGGCTGTTCAGTGAGGTTCAACATCATGGGCACACCTTCGCAGTCTACACGAAGTCCGGCCAAGGGATCGGAATCTCCGTGTATTTCAAACACGCCCTCACTTTCGCTACGGAATTCAAATTCCCATACTCCGTCTTTTTGCACAGGCACAGTGAGATCTATAGGCTGTGTTCGTAAACTTATGATTTGCAACAGTGTTTCCCAATTGCGTTGTTGATTGCGAGAGTGGTGCCAGTCATTTTGATTTTGTACTTTTTGTCCGGCACGATCCACAAATGGAATTTCGCTTGATCTGAAATGTCCAGTCACACCAGTGAAACTGCAATCAAAAAGAGTACGGCATATAATTTTCATTCTATGAGTATTTAATGCCAAAAATAAACCCTGGAGTTTTTACGTCCAGGGTTGATATACCAATTATTGTATATTAAGTCTGCAAGCCAGTGAATGTGGCCACGTTAGAAACGTTTGCAGTTGGGATACCAATGTTCAAGCCACCAGTTGCGTTGGCTGTTTGAGCAGCCGCAACCAATGTTGCTGTAGTGTAAGCACCGCTTGGGTAGATAGCCAAACTGATCAAACCGGCTGTTGGGCCTGCTTGATAGAAAGCAATTGTTCCGCCTGCGCCACCGCCTGCGATGCCAGCGCCAGATTGAATTGCTTGGAACACATTGTTCAAGTAACCGTTGACGTTACCTGCATTGGTCAATGCGGCATTTGCTGTCAATGAGAAGAAGTCCAGTTTTGGACCGCTCAACATCACTGGGCCTTGGGCCGCAACGTTGGCTGTTCCAGCGATGGAACCGTTTGCTACGTCCAGTGCAAATACTGGTTGGGTAGTACCATTTGTTTTTGTAAATGTTGCCATTTTAGTTTCCTTTAAGTTAGTGGTCTCTGTGGACCTGCTTTTATTTAGTCAATTTGGCTAAATCACGCCTGTTGCGGATTGTTTCTCAATCTATTTTGAGCCGCAAACGCATTGGGGTCAAATCTATTTACCGCTTTGGCATAGCCCACAGGGGTGGCCATGACCCAGCCTTCTTGCCCTGGGTGCTCAATATCTGCTTGGCGTAGCAAGTGCATTTTGATATCGTGCAACAAGTTGAATGCGTTAAACGCGGCTGCCAGCGCAGGAGTATTTGAAGTAGGGCTGTTCAAGTACTCTACTATGTTGCGAAACTTGTTGGGAGTTACTCGTGATTGTAACCACTCACCAAACTCGGGCAACAGCGTGGCGCCGTTGAGTGGTCTGCCTACTTTGGTGTTGATAAAGTCCACACACAGTTTTGCTAGATCTGTGATCTTATGGGCTCGCAATTCTGCAGGATTAAACAATGTGTCGATTGCTTGGCCCTGAGATTTGATCAATTGTTTCAGTTGTTTTTCTGCTGAGGTTTCAGGTTCAAGTTGTCTTGGGCTTGCTGGCTTCTCTAGCATCAAACCCGGAACTTCGTTGAAACGCACGCCACTCAAGGGCTGACGTGCATCCCCTTGATCAGCATACATTGAGTGTATGGCAATGCCAATGTTTGAGTTGCCAATGCGTTGGCCCAGTGTGCTTTTGACAGGAATCTTGTATGTGATTGTGTTGGGTGTAAACACATAGTTGCCGGCTTCTATTGGGGGAGTGGACATGTACAACAAGTCGCCTTTGACATAGCCACGGAAATTGGGAGGCAGTGCAGCTTCCAGCACAGGGAATAGTGTTGCGTACAATTGAATCAATTCAGTTCTATCACCTGATCTTCGACTCTGTATGTCTGCCATCATTTTGGGACTTGTGGCCAGGCCATCATAACCCTTGGCTTCAAAGCCCGAACCATCTGTCAGCACAAATTCACCGTTGAGAGGCTTACGGCCAAATATCACAGCAGGCTTGCCATCCCACTTGGCTGTCACAGTTGAGGGCTTTTCTGTGGCATGTTTTACAATTTCCAGTGCATCACGAATGCCCTGTGTGCCCCGACGGAACACAAGATCTTCCAAGTGCTCAATGCCTTTGGCTCTACCACCAACGCCGGCTTGTTCGGCTTCAACCAAGGCCACATATCCTTGATTTACAATACGATCACGCAGGCGGGCCAACCAGTTGACTTCGCTTTCGGCCATGGTCATTTCAGGCTCTTGAACTCCTTCACGTTGAAGATAATCACGGAAGTCGGCTAGTTTAGCATCGCGATCAGGATCCATGGCCAGGGCCTTGTAGATGCTTTCCACAGTCATGAGTTGGTTGCGCTTGTACTGTGGTGCCAACAATATACCAGCGGCTTGATCAGGATCCATGGTGATCATTTGATCATTTACTCTGCTGATGATTCCTTTGTTGCTGGCCTTGAGTCCCAGGGACTTAGCAATACTTGACATTAGTACGTTTCTAAACACACCCTTGTAAGCACTTCCTGCTCCGCCGCCCAGCCAAAATGTTCCCCAATTCATGTCGGGCATGAACATAAAATCTGTTTGTACGTAGCCACGCTTGGGGTCACCTTGTATGGGTGTTTTGAAATGCACTGCTTCACCTGTGAGTTTAGTCCACTGCTTGGGATCTTGTTTGTTTTGAGTAGCCCAAGCATCTAATCTGCCCTTGAGTTCGGCCTTGGTTATTTCGTTAGAATCCACAGCAAGATCCAAGTCGCCAGAGTCAGGTTTCTTACCTGTGCTTCCTAGCCACTTGATGGGAATACCGTTTTCGTCTTTTTGTTTTGACAAGTCCAAGCCAGTGAGTCGTTCTAGCCAAGCCACTGTGCTGGCAATGTCTGCTTGTTTGATGCGCTGTGTGGCTGGAGATCCATCAGCGTTTTTAAAAACGTTGCCGCCTTCTAGTAATTTCATCGCAGACTTCCTTGGGCCATTTTGTCATTGATGGCTTTGTGCTGTGGATTTGTAGATGGCATGAATCTTTGATAAGGGCCATTGTTGATACTGATCAACATGTTACCTGCGTCATCAAAGTCAAATTTTGGTGCTCTTCCCACAGCGCCGGTGCTGGAGTCATATGCAATTATGCCTTGAGCCGGAGCGATGCCATTGGTCATTAAACTGTGCCAGGCTTGCGACACATCCACACCGCCTTTGGGATCTAGTGTGGCTTTGAATATCTGATCAGCGGCTGTGTGTATCGCCTGAATAACAATCTGCGCACGATTTTTTGCCAGCACATCGTCACCTGCATATTGGCCAAGTTTGTTGTAGTCAAATCCACCTCGTGGTTGAATGGCTTGACTGATCATTATATCCAATTGAGCCTTGAGATCATTCAAACTGGTAGGGGCCAAAACAGCCGCACTGGTAGCCGGCATCTTGGTAGCAGGATCAATACTTTTGCTCAGCACACTTTGTACTTGATTGGTCCAGTTTTTCATCATCACAGGCATGAGAGTCTGCGACAGTTTTTGCCCCAGTCTCAATGCATCGCTACGATTCATACCCGGTCCTGTTTTACCTCCAGTGACATCTGTGCCGCCAAATGCTTTGCTCATTAAACTTTTGCCCAGGGCACTGCCGATACCACCTATTAGACTGCCCACTCCGCCCACTGTGGTTCCAACTATGCCACTGCTTACACCGCCACTGGTGGTTGTTGGTGTTGCCATGGTTGGTGCAACTATTTTTCCAAAGCCTGGTCCGTATGACACACTCATTGGACTGGTGCCCTGAGCTGTTGGCATGGTATATTCGTTCAAGGGTTTGAGTGTTATTTCATGAATCTGCATTGGTTCTCCTAACAGATCGCGAAAATTTGCCGGCATCTTTGGTGCGTATAGCATTAAGCAGTTTTCTTGTAAGGTTTTCTGCTTGCTCTGCACCAAATTCTGATTCAATTTGTTCAATCAGTCGTATGGCGCTGGCAATCACACTATCGGCTCGGGTTTCAATGATCAAGCGTCTATCACGCTCAACATACATTGAATCAAGTTCTTCAAGCAAACTTCGGGTCTTTTTCTGCATTTGATCTGGGCCTTTGGATTATTTAGTGCTTTAGGAGTTCAAATAAATATCTATTATATAGGAATATCCATGACAAGTCAAATTAACCCCAACAACATAGATGGTACTTACCCCATTGCGGGCCAACCCAACAACACACAGGGCTTTAGAGACAATTTTACCAATATCAAAACCAATTTCCAAACAGCCGCCACAGAAATCACTGACTTAGAAAACAAAGGTGTTTTTAAAGCGGCATTGACAGGTACTACTCTAGACAACAATATGGCGGATAACTTAATATACGCTGTTAAATTAAATGATGTTAGTTACACATACCTGCAACAAACTGCCACCGCAGGCTCAATTGCTATCGATTATGCTGCCGCGCAATTCCAACTAGTGGCACCCGTTGCCAATATCAGTTTGAGTTTTACCAATTGGCCTAGTGCAGGATCAGAAGGCACAGTCTATGTTGATGTTTTGGTAACCAACACTGCCTACACTGTGACATTGCCGGCTGCAGTCAGCATAGGCACTTCGGGTATACAAGGATATGCATCTAATGTGATTACATTTGGTGCCACTGGCACCTATAGATTTGCGTTCAGTAGTGCTGACGCAGGTACCACAATTGCCATCTATGATTTGAATCGCCCTCTGCTGGCCAATTCAGGAACTGCTGTGGGTTATGCCACAGGGGCAGGTGGTACGGTCACCCAAGGCACAAGTCGCACCACAGGAGTCACGCTCAGTAAGCGTTCGGGTGCTATTACCTTGTACACCGCGGCCGGTACATCAGCATACACCAGTTTCACTGTGACCAATACTTTAGTGGCTGCCACTGACACTGTTATTGTAAATCAAAAATCTGGTACAAATTATTACCAGGTATTTGTTACGGCAGTAGCAGACGGCAGTTTTAGGATCACATTCTCTGCTGTGAGTGGCACAGCATCTGATGCACCTGTGTTTAACTTCACGGTCATAAAGGGTGTGGCATCTTAATCCAACATGGATACATTTTGCGTATTGCCTTGGTTTGGTAGAGAGATAGGGTACAATAACCATCAAACTCATTGTTGCTTGTTACCAAAGACTTATGACATTGAAAAAATCAAAAAAACAATGTTAGATGGCGAAAAACCAATCGAATGTCAAAAATGTTGGAACCTTGAAGAAAATGGCTTGCAAAGTGACAGAATGTTAAAAAATGCCGCATTGGATTGGTATTGGAACAAAGATTTAGATCTTATCAAACAACATGCACTATCACAACAAAACCAAATATTAATGCTAAAACTGTTGACCAGTAACACTTGCAATGCCACTTGTGTGAGTTGTAACAGTTATGCTAGTAGCAGTTGGGGCCAGGTAAACCTTAGAATGAATCCTGCTTTTAAGATTTCACGTTCTATGTTTGTAGACCTTGACAAAATAAAACAATCAATTAATTTTTCTGTAAACCAGTTATTTGAAAAAACATTTTCTACAAC